GCCGACCGGACCAGGCGAGTCGATGTAGCACGTCACCCGGAACCCGTCGATCCCGAGACTGAACGGAACCGCGGCCGAGGCCGATTGCGTCGACCAGGATCCCGCGGTGTAGGCGAACGAGATCGCTCCGGACGTGACGACCGTCGAGCCGGCGAGCCAGTCGACCCGCACGCGGCCGTTGAGCGTCCCGGCGTTCCGGATCGCGCTCGCGATGATCGAGACGGTCGAGCCGGCGACGACCGGATAGTCGATCGACTGACACGCCGGGAACGCGCCGGAGTTGCCGGCGACCCGGAGCACGCGCGAGCCGTCGATCGCGCCGCCCCAACTGAACGAGGCCGACCAGGCGTTCGGGATCCATCCCGGCAGGGATCCCGACTCGAAGCTCCCGGTCCCGCCGAGCACGTCGCCGGACGGCTCAAACGAGCCGTTCGTGATCCAGTTGCGGACGACCTGTTCCGGTTGCACCGGGAGGAGGTCGGTCAAGCCGACCGCGGCGACGACCGCTCGAGCTCGAGCTCGGAGCGTGTTCGGCAGGACCGTTCCCTCCGGGACGTCGACTTGCGCGAGGTACGCGAGCCCGTCGACGCACCGGAGCCGACCCTCGAAGCTCGACAGCTCGAACCGGCCCTCGTCGAGGAACCCTGTCCACGCCGGGATCCGTGTCGGCGCCGGCGCGATGCCGACCAGGCGAACCGGCGTACCTGGTCGGACGGCGCCGAACAGCGGCGAGCCGGTCGCCATCGGATCGAGGAGCCGGTCCGGGTCGTACGTCCGGACGTCGAGCGCGCCGGCGTCCGGCGTCGAGAGGATCCCGGCCTCGGAGCTCACGCCGAGCTGGTAGTCGGCCTCGAGCACTTGACACTCGACCGCGTTCCAGACGGACGAGGCCCAGCGTTGACCGTCCCATACCGCGACGTCCCAGCGTGAATCGGTGGTTGCCGGCGCGTACAGCTCGACCGCGACCGAGCCGGCGCCGGGACCGATCGACGTCGGCGCCGGCCGGCCGAACCGCTCCTCGAGCTCCTCGAGCTCCTCCTCGGCGAGCGTCACCCGGCCGACCAGGCCGGCAGCGTCCCGGCGTTGAGGCGCGAGCTCCGGCGGAGCGCCTTCAGGACCGCGGCCTCCGTCGCGAGTGAGTCGCCGGTCGCCGTGATGTTGATCGTCACGCCGCCGCCGCCGCCGCCGGTCGTCCCGGCTCGAGCTCCTCGAGCGGCGGTCGTCGCCGCGACGGATCCGGTCGAGAGGTTCCCGACGATCCCGCCGACCAGGTTCCCGAGGTCGCGGAGCGGTCCGATCTTCGAGAGGAGGTCGCCGACGACGCCGATCGCTCGAGTCAACCAGCTCACGAGCGTCGTGATCCAGCCGACGACCGTCGTGAGCGCCTTCGCGACGATCCCGAGCACGACGCCGAGGAGCCGGAGGAGCGGGATCAACAGCGGGAGCACGGCCGTCACGAGCGTCCCGAGCGACTTGATCATCGGCGTCAGCGCCGGGAGGATCGCGTCGAGCGCCGGGAGGAGCGCGCTCCCGATCGTCTCGGACAGCTCGCCCATCGCGTCGCCGGCCTTCGCTTGCGCGCCGGCGGTCGAGTTGCCGTACGCGACGGCTTGACCGGCCGCGATCCGCTGCGCGTTCGCGAGCGTGTCGGTCGCCGTGACGCCCTTCTCGAGGCCGGGGATCATCCGGGTCAACGCGGTGTCCTGACCGGCTTGCGCCTTGGCTACCGCGTCCGCGGCCGTCGCGAGGTCGACGTTCGCGAACCGCGCGACGTCCTGCGCGGTCGCGAGGAGGCCGGTCGCGGCCGTGACGTCGCCGGTCGCCGTGACGAGCGACATCAACGCCTCGCGCGTCTGGTCGTCACTGAACGCTCGTTCCTGACCGAGCGCGATCGCTTGCTCGATCTGCGCGTTCGAGGTCGACGTCGCCGCGCCGGCGGCCGTGACCGCGGCCTCGAGGCGCGCTTGCTGCGCGGCGTCCTCGGCGGCCGCGTTCGTCATGCTCGAGATGGCGAGCGCCGCGGCGCCGGCGGCCGCCGCGACCGGGAGGAGCTTCGCCGCGGTCCCGAGCGCGCCGTCGCCGAACCCGACGATCCCGCCGGACGCCTTCCCGAGCGCCTTGTCGAGGTCCTTCGTGTCGCCGTTGATGTTGACCGTCAGCCCGAGCACCATCGTCAGCCCGCCCGCCTACCGCGCCGCCGGCGGAGCTCGCGCGCTTGCTCGTCGTGGACGCTCCGGTACTCCTCGAGCTGCGCCAACGTCAGCTCGCCGGCGACGTCCGGCGGGAGCCCGGTCACGATCGCGGCGTCGACGCTCGCCTCGGCCTCGGCGTCCGCCGTCTCGTCGCGCGTCTCGACGTCGACGGTCACGCGCCACGTCTGCGCCTGGTCCCACGTCGCGCCGGGATCCTCGCGCCGCTCGAGCTGGTAGGCGTAGGCGTACATCAGGAGCACGGCGCGCTCGAGGAGCTCCGGCTCCGCGTCGCCGGCGACCAGGCGCCGGAGGAGCGGTTGCGCCTCCGACTGACGGACGCCGGCGAGCACCAGCGCGCGCGCCGACTCGAGCACGGTCAAGCCGCGGATCCCGGCGAGGGTCAACACGACGTCGCGCGGCTCGGTCACGAGCGGTCGCCCCGGAAGCCGAGCCGCGTCGCCGAGGCCGCGATCGAGTCCTCGTACGCCTTGCCGATGTCTCCCTCGCGCGCCTCGATCGCGCCGCGCACCGGCCGGAACTCCGGGACGCCGCGCGAGGTCCCGAACTCGATCGGCGCCGCGTGCTCGAGCGGCGACTCGATCGACCCGCCGACCTTCGAGGCGCCTGGTTGCCAGCTCACGGCGAGCGCGCCGGTCCGGCGCGGCGTCCGGATCGCGACGTCGGGGATCAACCGCGTCACGACCCGGCGATGCGTCTCGGTGAGGTCGTCGACGTCACGCTCGAGCGCGTCGAACGCCGCGACGACCTCCTCGGTCCCGGTCACGGTCATCCGCGCGACCACTACGCGGCGACCTCCGCCGACGCCTCCTCGGCCGGCGCCTCGGCCTCCTCCTCGGCGAGCGCCGGGAACGCGGCCGTCGAGAGGCTCGGCTTCGCCGTGAACGGGAGCGTCACGTCGAGCTCGGCGTAGGTGTCGCGCTCGCCGCCGTAGTTGGGAGCGATCAAGCGGACGACGCCGGTCACGCCTGGCGCGGCCGGTGTCGGCGGGATCACGGTCGAGCCGTGCGCCTGGTACTGGACCTCGGCCGTCGCGCCGTCGTTGTCCCACAGGAACCGCGCGAGGCCGGTCGTCGACCAGTCTTGCGCCGCGACGAGGTGGAGGTCGAACGTCGTCGCGCCGACCGACTTGAACGAGCCGGTCGGGCAGAGCGTGACGTACTCGACGTCATCGCCGGCGTTCGAGACGACCTCGGCCGTATGCACGTCGCAGTTGAACTGGACGCGGGTCGGTCCGGCCGGTAGGAGCTTGAGCGTCAGGCTGACGTCTCGCATGAACAGCGGCGTTGTCACGGCGATCCCTCCTCAGCGGTCACGAGCTGGACGGTTGCGACGCTCGCGGCGTACGGGACGCCGGCGAGGAGCGCGTCGAACGGCTGCGCCCAGCTCGGGAGCTGCACGCCGTCGACCTGGAGGAGCGCCGCGTCCGTCGCGTCGACGAGCTCGCAGAGCGTCTCGATCGCGGCCTCGGAGTCGGTCCGGCCGGCGATCGCGGTGAGCTTCCAGCGCGTCAACCGGCGGCCGTGGAGCGAGTCCGGGACGGACCAGGGATCGCCCGGTTCGACGAGCACGCACGGCGCGGCGAACTTCCCGGTCGTCGCGCTCCGGACGTTCCCGAGCTCGAGCGCGACCAGGATCCGAGCGCGCGCGTCCGCGGTCCGGCTTGCCACGTCACGCGAGCCCGAACGTCGCGTACCGCGCGATGATCGGCGCGACCGCCTCGAGGTAGTCGCGAGCGACCCGGATCGCGGCGCCTTGGAGGTCGACGTACCCGGTCAAGCCGAACGCGGCCTCCTTGCGCTTGTACGTCTCAACGCCGGCGTACGACGCCGCGACGAGGAGCTCGGGGAACGCGGCCGGGTCGACCGGGACCGGCGGGTCGATCGGCGGCGCCACGATCGGCGAGCCCTCGATCCGCCGGTCGATCCCGGCGTTGACTGCGGACGCTGCAGCGTCCGCCCATTCCGAATCCTCGGTCGTCGGATTCGCGTTGCCGGCGCGCTCGAGGATCGTCGCGCCGTCGATCCAGACGGTCACGCCTTCGAGGAGCTCCGCGTCCCGGCGACGAGCGTGTTCTTGACGACGCCGGCGGGAACGAACACGCCGGTCGCGCCCATCGACCAGATGGCCCGGTTCTCGCCGAGCTTCGCGACGTCGGGAGCGGTCGCGATGAACGGTCCGTCCTCGTGCCACGCGGCCGCGGCGCGGTTCGTCCAGATGATCGAGCCGGCCGGCAGGAACGGCGCCTCGATGACCGGGAGGCCGGACACGTTGATCGCGAGGGTCGCGGCCGAGGCGACGCCTGGGACGTTCGACGTCCCGTACTGCGGAGGCTTGAGCGCCGGATTCGAGCCGAGGTTCGCGAACACGTCGGTCGCCGCCAGCGCGACCGAGGCCGGCGAGCCGGTCGCCGACTTGACCTTCGAGCTCGCCTCGAAGAACGCCGCCAGCGCGACGGCGCCGTTCGGATCCGCGGCCGCGGAGTCGTACACGACGGTCCCGGTCCCGCCGGCGAGGAGGTCGCCTTCGAACTCCTTCTCGGTCGTCAGCGACCAGCCGGCGAGCATGATCCGGCCGTACGCCTCGAGGTACGACGGCCGGCTCCTCCGGATCAACTGCAGCGAGATGTCCGAGCCGCCGGCGAACGTCTCGATCGGCGCGGTACCGGGGAGGAGGTCGACGCGGACGCTCGTGATCTCCGTCTTCTCCGCGGTTTGCTTGCCGACGAGCGTCGTGAGGTCGCCGGCGTAGTACGGCCACTCGAGCTGCATCCCGGCGTCGCCGAGCGACGCGGGACCGCCGAGCGCGGCGATCGCCTCGCGGGTCGCGTCGATCACGCCCTTGACGTCGGCGATGAACGCCGGCGGGATCACGCCGGCGTTGTTCGGCGTCGTCTGGTCGGCGAGCGCCGCGGCGAGGAGCTTCGCGACGTCGGGATCCGTCGCGGCCGCGATGTACCCGGCGAGCGAGCTGTACGCGGCGAGCGGCGACGGCGCGCCTGGTCGTCCGCCGGCGGCCTCGAGCCGCGCCATCCGGCCGAGCATGTCGGTCCGGAGCTCCTCGAGCGCGCCGGCGTTGTCGTCGGTTCGCGCCACGATGCCGGCCGGCGCCTCGGCCGTCGTCTCGATCGTCTCAACCATGACCGGATCCCTCCTCGCGTTGACCAGCTCCGCGGACGCGAACGCGCCGCGCTCCACTACACCGACCCGGAGGAGGTCGAGCCTCCGGACGTCGATCACGCCGTCGTCGCCGGCGCGCGCGTCAACCGGCGTCCCGACGATCGAGACACGGCGGTACACCTTGTCGCGGACGAGCTCGAGGAGCTCGTCGCCGTCACGCGTCCGACTGACCCGGAACGCCGCGTACGGTCCGTCGTCGCGCTCGTCGAGCCGGACGCCGCGGCCGACCAGCCGGACGCCTGGTTCGCTCCCATGCGCGCCGATCGCCTCGAGCGCGACCTCCTCGGCGCGGACGCCGCGGAACGCGCCGCGGTGCACGCGGTAGCGGCCGCCGGTCGCCGGCGTCCCGACCTCGGACCAGGCGAGGAGCCGCGCCTCGACCGTCCGATCGTCCTCGCTCCCGACGATCACGAGGTCGCCGGCGCCGCCGAGCTCGGCGACTAGCAGCTCGTCACTCATGGGACCGGGACCTCCTCCGGCGCGGGAGGCGCCGGCTGCAGCGCCGGCGGGATCCGCGGCGCGTTCGACGTCGGGAGGCCGTGCGATCGCCGGACCTCCGGGAGTGTGTAGATCCCGGCGTTGATCGCCTCGACCTCGGTCCGGATCCGCTCGGCCTCGGCGAGCCGGAACAGCTCCGCGAGGTTGAACCGGACCGTCTGCGTCCGAGGAACGAGGTCGCTCAACGCGGCCTCGATCGGCGAGAGGTACTCCGGTTGACCCGTCACGCGGTAGAACGTGTCGAGCATCCCGGCGATGTTCTGGTACGTCAGCGAGCCGCCCTCGGCCGGCGCGAGGAGGAGGTCGGACGGGACGATTCCCCAGATCCGCGCGACCTCGAGCACGCCGGCGCGGCGCGTCTCGAGGAGTTGCGAGGCTTGCGGGTCGCCGCCCGTCTCGGCGAGGTCCCAGCCCTGCGGCAGGACGCCGGGTGAATGGTCGCGGTGGTTCGCGACCCAACGATCCTTCGCGCGCTGCGCGTCGTTGTCCGTCAGCGTCCCGGCGTACTTGAGCGTGACGCTCGGGACGGCGCCGTTCTCGAACCAGTCCTCGGCGTAGAGCTCCGCGGCGAGCACGCGACTCAACGCGTCCGCGTTCGTGTCGAACTTGCTCGGGACGAGGAGCTCGTCGGGTCGACGACCAGGCAGCTCGACGTGCAACAGCTCGCGGCCGGCGACGAGCTCGCGATCGCGCCACCAGTACCGGCGCCACAACCGCGCGTCGTCCCAGCGGACCGACACCTCGCCGAACGGCAGGACGACCGCGGTCGACTGACTCCCGTCCGCGTTGCGTCCGGTCAACGGCGTCCAGATGAACGCGTTCGAGTGATCGAACAGCTCGCCGGCGAGCTCGCCGAGGAACGCGTCGCGGGTCGACCCTGGTTGCGGTCGGCGGACGATGCTCGGCTGATCGTCGAGCGGGAGCCCGTCGCGGTAGGCGACCGGCTCGAGCTGCGCGACCTGGCTCACGATGAACGAGCGCGCGCGGTTGACCGCCGGGAGCGATTCGTAGTCGGACAAGCCGAGGAGCCGGTCGGATTCCCACGCGATCACGCCGGGGAGGTCGGACGGCGACGGTCGCCCAAACCGTCGCCGCCATCCGCTCACAAGCCCCTCGAGCACGGCGGGACGATACCGCGAGCTGTCAACGTGACAGTCGGCCGGCGTCGTCCTCTGGCAGCGGCGCCGGCCCTAGTACACGTTCGGGTCGAGCTGCGGTCCGTTCGACCAGGCGTACCGCGCGAGGGTCGCCGCGATCAACGGCGACGGGTCGACGCCGGCGACCGGCCGCGACCAGGCCCACGCATCGCCGGAGCTCCGCCGGCGCGCGGCGATCACGGCGTCGTCGAGCGCCGGTTGACCGCGGTGCGCGATCCGTCCCGTCTGCACGTCGTCGTACAGCGCGCCGCATGCCGCGGCGTACTGGCGCGCCGTGACGAGGAGGAGCGGCGGGACGACCGGGAGCTGCGTCAACGCCGTCACGAGCGAGCCG